GGGTTGCGGTACCCGGCCTCGGGGTCGACCTTGACGGCGCCGATGCCCGGCACCATGTACTCGACCTCGATCTCGGTCTGTGAGGTGCTCAGGGTCTGGCTGCGCGGCACCCGCTCGCCGAAAAGGAAATTGATTTGCAGCAGCGTTGCGCCGCTGGATGGCGGGGCCGCGATCACCCACGCCGCCGCGGGCATGAACGAGCTGGCCACCGGGTCGAGCATGCCGCGGAGCACGTTGGGCACGTTATTGTCCGCGCCGTTGACGCCAGTGGGCATGAGTTCGGCACCCAGAATCTTGGGCGCGGTCAGGCGGTTGTTGTTGCCGACGATGAGCATGGCACGCTCGACCACGATGGGCAGCTTGCCCTTGCCAAAGCCGGTGAGCGAGGCCCACTTGGTGTAGCCGGTTTCGAGGGTTGTAAAGGAGAGAGCGACACCCGAGGCGGGTGCGTTGTTGCGTGCCTCGGCCCAGAACGCGATGCCGTCGCCGAGAGTCTCGTTGGCGTTGAGCGTGTTGTAGGCCAGCCGCTCGGGCAGCAACGCCGCGGCCCGGCCGACGCTGGCGAGCATCTGCGAGATTGCGCCCAGGTCGTCGTTGACCGTCATCTCGAAGGTCACCGAGAGCTTGCCGGTGTACTTGCTCACCGCGATCTTGGTGTTGCGATCGCGGAAGTTCATCTCCTTGACCGGCGCGTTTTCGGGCGTCACGCTGAGCAGCTCGGCCTCGCTCAGCCGCACGAGCGTGTAGTCCCGGTAGTCGTTGACGCTGCCGACCGAGCACCACCGCTCGAAGGTGGTGGGCTGGAGCGCGAACGCGCCGAGCATGGTCCGGTTGATCGCCGAGCCGAAGATCACCGGGAACGAGCCGGTGGTGTGCCCGGCGGCGGCCTGCACCCCGGGCCGGTGCTCGCGCACCTGGCGCAGGGCCGCGTCGAAGATCGCGCGGGGGTCGTAGGCGTCGGCCTGCCCGACACTCTCCCGCATCAGGTCCAAGAGCCGCATGTGCCGCACGCGGTGGGAGCGCGCGTCGCGGGCCCGGCGTCGCTCGGCGGCCAGGTCGATCCCGGCCATGCCCTCGAGCCGCGCGGACGCGGCCGGGCTGTTGATCGCGTCGGCCCAGGTGTTGCCCAGATAACGCGAGGCAAAGGCCAGGGCCGCCACCTCGCGCCCCTCGGCGGCCAGGTCGGCCCCGACCTCGACCCGCGTCGTGGCCAGGGGCGTATGGGTCTTTTCGAGCTCGGCCATGAGCCGGTCGGCGAAGGCGTGCGCGGTGATCTTGGTGCCGCCGCGGGCCTCGTCGCGGGCGCGGGCGATCGCGGCATCGGCGATCTCACGCGAGAGCCCCAGGCGGACGAACTGATCGGCGCGGGCCCGCAGGTCCGACTCCCAGGCGATGTACGCCTGCTCGGCGGCCCGGCGGATCGGCTCGTGGTCCATCGCCGCCGCGGCACCCGGCGCATCGGCCGACGCGGGCGGATTCACGCCCGGACTCGGGGGCGGGGATCCGGCGCTCCCGCCGGAGGAGATCACGGGCGGCGTCGGGTCAAGCAGCGGTCGGCGCGGGAACATGGCAGGGTCTCCGTGGGCCGCGTGCGACGCGGCGGGTGTGCGGGCGGGGTTGGTGGGTTGTGCGGGCAGGGCGGGACGGGCCGCGTACGGAACGGCGGGCGTGCGGGCAGGTTGGGCCGGTGGGGCCGCGCGTCCGTGCGCGTCCTCCATCTCGGCGATGACTTGGGCGACGGGGCGGACGTCGTCGACGAGCCCGCGTGCCTTGGCCTCGAGCGCGCCGAAGAGCTGGCCGGTGTCGCTGGCCCGGTAGACAGACTCGGCGACGCCGCGCGGGCTGCGGGCCAGGCTGGCGACAAACTCTTCGTGGACCCGGTCCAGGCTGGCCAGGACCTCGGCCCGGTCGTCCTCGCTCAGGGCCCGCGTGTCGGTGCCGACGTCCTTGCGCACCGCGCGGGTGCTGGTCAGGCTGCTGATCACCAGGCCCTGCTGGGCGTAGGCCCCCCGAGCGTCAACGTGCACGGTGCGTACGCCGATGGAGCCGACCTCGGTGGTCGTGCTCGCGGCGTAGGCGCGGCGCGCGGCGTTGCCGATCCACACGGCGGCGGATGCCCCGAGGTCCTCGTAGACGGTGTACACCGGCTTGACGGCGTCGAGCTCGCGGATCTCTCTCGCCGTGTCCTCGACCCCGTCGACGCCGCCGCCGGGGCTGTGGACGTGCAGGAGCACGCTGCGCACGCGGTCATCGGCCCGGGCCTGGGCCAGGGCCTCACGGATCGCCTGGGTGCTGGTGCCCCGGGGCGTGCTCGCCCCATTGACGTCGGCGGCCCCCTTGGCGATCACGCCCCCGATGGGGACGCGGGCCACGGTGCCGTGCAGCTGATACCCCAGGTCCTGATCGACGCCGCGCCCGGGGTCGGCCGGCCCGCGGGCGGCGATGGCGGCCCGCTCGGCGGCGCTGACGGCCTCGTCGCCCGCGCCCCGGCGTCCGAGCATCGCGACGATGCTGTCGAGCTCGCGCTCGTGCATGGCGATGGGGGCGCCCGCGTACCGCAGGAGGATGGGGTTCATCGGCCGGGGCCCTCCCGATCGTCGCTGTCGTCGTCCCGGTCTGCGGGTGCCGGATCGTCCTGGACGTCGCCCTCGGCGATCCGGGATTGGGCGTTGGCGCTGGCCACCGCGCCCGCGGCAGAGAGACCGCGCCCGCCGTACGGCTGATCGGGCAGGCCGAGCCTGCGTCGCATGTCGATCTCGCGGCGCTCCTGGCGGGCCACGCGGGCCAGCGTGGTCCCGCGCCGGGCCAGGGCGTCCTCGACGCTCATGGTGCCGTTGACGATCGCGGTGTTCTCCGCGCTGGCCTCCTGCGAGGGGTTGACCCACGCTCGCCCGGGGAGCAGGGGCACGGCCCGCAGCACGGCGGCCGGGTCGGCCTCGTACGCGGCCCGCAGATCGTCGGGCACGGCGATGCGGCCCGCGGCGATGGCGCTCACGAGCACGCGGTGCCGCAGGGGCGACACCACGCGGCGGTAGATGAGCATCTGGACCGCGTGCACCATCGCGGCAAAGTTGGTCTGCCCGAGCATGCCGCCGGCGAACGTGGTGCCCTTGTAGTCGCCCGTGAGCAGCGGGTAGTTGTACCCGATGCTCGCGGCCATCTGGGTGGCGATCATCTCGACGGTGGGCACAAGCATGGGCCCGGGCACGTTGCCACCGACGACGGTCACCGCGTCCCTGCCCTTGCCCGGCGGCAGGAAGCCGACCATGGGCCCGCGGATCGCGGTGATGTCGCGCCCCTGGGCGTCTTTGAGCCCGACCGCCTTGTCGCCGGTGAGGGCCGCGGGCCCGCCCGCGCTCTCGACCAGCACGCCCAGCGTCGCCGCGATGTACGCCTGCGTGATCGCGGCATCCTGAAAACCGTGCTGCAGGCGGCAGGGCAGCAGGGACGCGGCCACCATGGGCACGCCGCGCAGGGCCGCGGCCCGGGGCACGCGGATCAGGGCCGCGTCCATCGCGCTCACGCGGCGCAGGCCGCCGCCGGCCCGCACGACACCACCGGCCCAGGTTGCGTTGACGGCCAGGACGCCAAAGACGTCGCCGTCCCCGGGGTGCCCATCGGTGACGTAGTACGCCACCACGCGGTCCAGCCGGTCGAACTCGACGCCGTGGCGGACGCTGTTGCCCCCCTCGGTCGTGCCGGTGACGTCGACGGGCACCTGTTCGGCGACGGCCACCTGGGCGGCCCAGCCGCGCGGGCTGTCGCGCCACGCGGGCGCGACGCTCATCACGAGCAGCGCGTCCCCGGCCTCGAACATCTCGGCGACGATCGACCGCTGCAGGTCGGGCAGGGCCATTTCCCGGCCCGGGTCTGCGGCCTGGCACCACCGCTCGAAGACCGCGTCCAGCAGCTCGTCAAAGCCAAAGTCCCCGGTGTCGCTGGCGGCGGTGATGCCCGACCCGACGACGTGATCGCACAGGTGGCGGGAGGCCCCGGCGAGCAGCGGATGGTTGCGGACCGCGTCGCGGGCGCGGGCCCGCAGCGTCGGCAGGTCCCGGTCGGCGATGGCGTTGGGGCCCTCGGGCCCGGGCATCCAGTCGGCGAACTTGGGGTCGACGCGGCCGGCGGCGTACCCGGCCCGCGCGGCCATGGGCCGGCCACCGACGAGGGTGCCCAGGGCGGCCCCGGCCCGGAGGCGCAGGCGGCCGGCGGCGGCGCGCAGGCTCACCACCCACCCCCTTGGCCGTTGCCCAGGGCGATGGTCCGGTACATGCCCCCGCTGGCGGCCTTCTCGGCGCGGAGGACCTCGAGCTGGTGCTGCACCTCGGCCAGGCTCATGCTGTCGACCGAGTGCCCGGTGGGCAGGGTGACGCGCGTCGCGCCGGAGGCGATGAGGCTCTCCTGGAGGGCTTCGAGGCTGGCGATGCGCGCGTCGATGCTGCTCACGCACGGATCATCGACTACTTTCTCTACACCAACAACGGCTCAGCACAGATTGTGCTGTGGATTGTGCTGTGCCAGACAAGATCCACAAGATCATTCCGAGATCTCATCTCGACTCGACATGCGATTCCAGAATGTTCCACGTAGAACATCTTCTCATTGCCCATTGCCCATTGCCCATTGCCCCGCCCTGCCTCACCACATCCCCGTGTACCGGTCGGCCCCATCGATCGGCTGGGCCGGGGCTCGGCGGGGCTCGGCCCCGACGACGCGCGGGCTGAGCCCGGCGCGGGTGTCGATGGGGTCGATCGCGGCGAGGTCCTTGAGCCCGTCCCCGACGGGGTAGGAGGTCATGGCCGCCGCCAGGGCGTAGCACCCTGCGGTCATCCAGTCGTCCCGGGTGTTGGGCGGGCGCTCCCACACAAACCGCGACTCCCCGAACAGGTCGGTCTTTTTCCGGGCGGGCACCTGCACCTGGGCGGCCAGGTGAGCGGTCATCTCGTCGGTCATGGGGTGGGTGACGACGTAGCTCCCGGCCATCCAGGCCCGGACCTCTCGGTCCACCCAGGCGTTGCGGGCCAGCTCGTAGGCATCGATGAGCCCCATCCAGGGGCGCTCGGGGTCGGTCCGCTGGGCCTCGGTGGCCATGCGGATGAGCCGGTCGTCGGGGAGCGTGCCCGTGAACCGTGTGGGCACGAGGCGCACGGCGCGGCCGTCGAACCGCTGCGTGGGCACGCGGCACCACGCCAGCACCTCGCGGGCGAGGTTGCCCGCGTGGTCGATCCCCAGGCAGTCGATGCCCCACGGGGTTTCGAGCCCGGACGGGCCTCGGACCATCGCGCGGTACTCGCGCACGTACCGCCGCAGGGCCTCCCAGCTCTGGGCCCCGCCCACGCGCTCGAATCCCAGGCTGTACATGAGCCCCGGCGCGTAGGCGACGACGCGCAGGTAGAACGTGGGGTTGTCGACGGGGTGCTGCACGTCGACGCCGCAGGCGATCATGCGGACGCCCTGGGGCCCGCCGGGCAAGACCGCCGCGGCGCGGGGCGCGGCCTTGAGCGCGTCGATCGTGAGGCCGACCTTGGCGGGCCGGAACGGCTCGCCGAGCTTGGTGTTCAGGAAGCCCTGTCGCTGGTGCTCGCTGGCGCACGCGGCCCACATGCGGGCCAGCTCGGCCAGGCTCACTCGCGGGTCGACGAGCCCGTGCACGGCCACGCCCGCGTAGGGGCGTTTGGCGGCCTCCGCGCCGTCGATGGTGACGCCCGGCGCGAAGCGGCCCGTGCCGCGTGGGTGGCGATCCGATCGCGGCCAGACCGCCGCGCGGCGCTGCTCGTCGTCGATCGCCGCGCCGCAGGAGCCGCAGGCGAAGACCGCCGAGTCGGCGATCGCGCGGCCCATGCCGTCGTGCTCGAATCGCACGAGGTCCCACGCCGGGCGCACGACCGCGCCGCAGTGCGGGCAGTCGAAGACCCAGGACCCCAGATCGCTCTTTTCCGCGTAGACGCGGTCGATCCCGACGCCGGCGATCGTCGGGTGGCTGAGCATGACGAGGAACGAGTCGTAGGGGTAGCTCGCGACGCGGCCGGTCGAGAACTCGTGCGGGTCGCCGAACTGGGCGGGGAAGTTGCGTTCGATCTCCTCGTACTCGTCGAGCACGATGTCCCGGTAGGGGTTGGAGCTCATGCCGCCCGGGGTGCCCGCGCCGACGAAGTCCACGCGGCCCGACGGCCCGAAGTACCAGGTCTGCATGACGTCGCGCTCGTCGCGGACGCCGGCCTTGGCGAGCTCGGCCAGGCGTGGGTCCCCGGCCACGATGCCGCCGAAGCGGCGGTCGGAGAAGTCCTTGGCCTTGTCCTGGTCGGGCAGGACGTAGAGGGCGGGCCCGCCGAGGACGGCCTGCCCGTGGAGGATCCACGCCATCAGCGCGAGCGAGACGCCGACCTGGGACCGCTTGAGCACCACAGCCCCTCGCTTGTCGGGCCGGTCGTGGCGGAGGTTGAGGATCGCGCGTGTCCAGGGCAGGTAGTCGAGGTCGATGGGCCCGGGGAGGCTGGACTCGCGCGCCGGGACGACGACGTGCTCGGCGGCCCAGTCGGCGGGCGGCGCGTCCGAGGGCGGGTCGATCTGCCGCGCGATGGTGTCGCAGATGGTGCGTGCGTGCCGCATGGTGGGTGGTGGGGGGGGACCGGGGATCAGGGACCGGGGTTTAGGGGATGGGGATCAGGGACCGGGGATCAGGCATCACCTCCATTGCCTCCGGCATCTCTCTCACGCGCAGGTGTTCGGGCCACTCGCCCGGGTCCGCGCCCTTGCGGTCCTTGAGACGAATGCGGCCGGTCTGCCAGTCCACGGGCCCGCCCTCGGTCGGCCATCCGTAGCGGTCCGACACGTCACCGAGCATGGGCCGCGCCCCGAGCTGCTTGACGAACACCGGCACGCCCGCCGCGTGGCAGTGCTCGACAACACGGTCGATCCAGAGCACGTCGCAGTCGCGGGCGTTGGGGCCTGACTCGCCGCCGACGATGACCCAGTCGATCGGCGGAATCCATTCAACACATGTGCCGACCGGACGGCCAAACACGACGCCATTCACTTCGGTTCCAGACAACCACGATCGAAGGTCAACCTCGTCAAGCAACGGCTCGCAGCTCAGGAACCGCACGGCCGCCGGGCATCGGACAAGGTGCGGGATTCGCTCATCGGCGCACCGTTGATTCTCGACACTCGTGCCGACCCAGACGTTGGGGAACGGCCATGCCGCGGGCACCAAGTCCGCGACGTCGCAGTGACGCGGCCACCGCTCGCGGTGCAACGAGCGATCAAACACGGTGATCGCCGCATCGCACACGCTCCCGGGCATGTATCGGCGATTGAGGTACTCCGCCATCCGCTCGGGACGCTTGGTGAGCACCTGGAATGTGTGCCGCGGGCACAGCGCCATGACCGCCCAGACTTGATCGACGAAGTCGAACGGCACGCTCTCGTGAAACAGGTCGCTCATGGAGTTCACGAAGACCATCGCGGGCCGTTTCCAGCCCATCGGCTCGGTGAGCTTGTCGGGCACCATCCGCACGTCGCCCGTGAACACGGCCCGTCCGGAGTGCGTCTCGGCGATGCGTCGCGTGCGTCCATCCACCTCGCGCGGCTGATAGTCCGCCGCGCCCATGCTTTCCAGACGCCGGGCCATCGTGGCGGCGTAGCAGTTCAGGCACCCGGGCGAGACGGGCGTGCAGCCAACCACGGGGTTCCACGTCCGGTCCGTCCACTCGATGTTGCTCACGGCACCTCCTCCATATCCGCCAGTCGCCTGGCTATGGCCATCCACCAGGCGACGATCGGGCACTCGGCCCGGCACTCCATCGGATCGTCCCCGTACCACGCGCGGTACCCGTCCGGGATCACGGTGGGCTCAACGGTTAGCATGCTACGTCCTCATTCGCGCGGATCTCGCGCAGGAATGGGCCATAAGCGATGTTTCCATCGCTCGGCCCTTCGGTCACTGTTCGTTCCGAGCAATCGCTGCGTTCGCCAGGAACATCGCCTCGTCAAGAGCGTTCAGTGCTCTGGACTGCTCGGGGGAGACGGGTGTGAGATCGCGGAACACCTTGGCCACGGCCAAGACCTCCGCTCGGATCTTGCCGTAGCGATCGGCCTGATCTCCTTTGGGAGAGTGGTGCAGGAAACGGTGCGACAGTTGTGCGTCGGTCGGTGCTGTGAATGCCATTGCAAACTCTTTCTGGGATCGACAGATCCCTCGCGTGTAATCAGACCACCCGAAGTTCCACCAGGTGTACTCTTCCTGGTGGAACTGGCGGTCGGGAGACCTCGTTGCGCCGTACGGGTTCTCTCGGTCGAGCGGTGAGACCCGCAGAGCGGCCTCGGGAGACCCGAGTGAGGACGCGGCGGACCACCCGTCCGCGTAGATGGAACGGAGACGAGCATCGCCAGCTTCCCAGGTCTCGGAGTCTTCCCGCTCCGAGTTGCGGCGCAGCTCTTCGGACAGCGCTTCGAGTTTCACGTTCTGGGCCGCAAGGGCGGAACGATCGAAGCTGTGGCCACAGTGAGGGCACGGAGGACGATCGGAGATCGTGCCCCGCCAGCCAAACTCCCAGGAACATCGAGGGCAGGACGCGTCAAAGAATCCCTTCATGAGAGTGCTCCTTGTGGGATCGTGATAACGGTTGGCTCAACGTTCAGCATGTTTGGTCCTCCTCGCCCGCACGCTCGCGTCGATCCGCTGGCCGATCCATCTCATCACGTTGACGGCCATGCTGTTCCCCAGGGCTTTGTACCGCGGCCCGTCCGACGCGGGCTTGCCACGATGCGGCACATCGGTGTACCCGTCGGGGAAGCCCTGCAAGCGCTCGCACTCAACGGGCATCAGACGACGCACGCGCCACCGACTCCCGCGCGCGTCGATGGGATTTGTGATCTGTGCCTCGTCAAACACGGCCACGCACGGGCTCCCGGCGGGATTCTGCGGGCCGCTGGCCGACCGGAGTGTCACGCTCGAACCGCCGGTGATCGTCCCGTTCCAACAATCGACGCCAACCATCGGGATCAGATGGCCCGGCTTGGCGTCGCTGTCCGCGCCATTGTGGTCGCGCTCCTGGAGGCACCACGCCGTGTCGGGCAGACCGACCGGGATCAATGGCACGCCGCGCCCCGTGCCGTCCTCGCTGGCGTCGTGCCCCTCGCCGCGCAGCGTGTGGGCGACAGCCTGGTGGACCACCGCGATCACCGGGTCCTGTCCCCGTGTGTCGCCTGTCCGCTCAACTCCCCGGCCACTTGCGACAAGGCTTGGTGCAACAGCGGCGGCAGCGCCTTGCCCCGACGCGCGGCCCGGCGGAGAGCGCCCACACAAGCTTTTGCGCTCAAGTAGTAGTTCGGCGGCACGCCGCCAGTCTCCACGATGTCCGACAACGAACACACGACGCCTCCGCTGCGGGACGGCACGAGCGTGTGATTCCACTCGGACGTACTGAGCGTCCAGGACTCGGTAGGCCCACCCGTACCCGAGTTGGCCCAGCGCCCCGAGGAAGGCACCAAAGTCCCGTCCTCCATTGACCGACAGCAGACCGGGGACGTTTTCCCAGGCCACCCACTCGGGGCGAAGGCGGTCAACCAATCCCAGATAGACGAGGGCCAGGTTTCCGCGGGGGTCGGCCAGTCCGCGTCGGAGTCCCGCGACGCTGAAGGACTGGCAGGGTGTTCCGCCCACAATGAGGTCGATTGGTCCGTGCTCATCGATTGCCCTCCGCGCGTCGATCCGCGTCATGTCGCCGAGGTTCGGCAGGCCCCATCGATGCTCGACCACGCGCGCCGGGAACGGGGCAATCTCGCTCGTCCACGCGCACCGCCACCCGAGCGGTGCCCAGGCCACGTGCGCGGCCCCGATCCCGTCGCAGACACTGGCGTACCTCACGCCGCGCCCTCCATCCGCTCGCCCAGCCGGCGCACGCCCGAGGCCAGCCGATCGCGCACGCGCCGCCCGCTGGCCATCAGGCACTGGGCCGCCACGCGCCGGGCCGCCTCGGGGTCCATCCCGTCGCGCAGCAGCCCGGCCCGGGCCATCCCGTCCACCAGCGCCTCGGTGTCGCGCTTGGCCAGCCCGTCCACCTCGCCCAGCAGCAGGGCCGCGAGCTCGCCCAAGAGCCGCCGCGCGTCGTCCACGGGCATCACCCGCCCGCTGCGCTCGGTCACGCGGGCGTAGAGCTCGATGAGGTGCCGGACCTCCTCCGAGATCTTTTTCAGCGCCGTGGTCTGCTTGACCAGCTCGCCCGTGTGCCCGGAGGCGTCGACTCTCCGGGCCACCGCGTCCACCAGCGACGCGGCCCGCCGCAGGCTGATGAGCACGCTCTCGGGGCTGGACGGGTCCACGCCCGCGCGGTCGATCGGCCCGCCGTCAAACGGCAGGGCCTCGCCGGCGGCGTACCACGCGGGCAGGCTCGGCACCGATCGACCGCTCCGCACCGCCCAGTCCACCAGGTCGTACGGCACAAACCGGGCCTCGTCCTTGCCCCCCTTGCCGGGCACGCTCACGCGCGGGCAGCCCTGCTTCAGCCAGACGTACGCGGTGTTCTTGGTCAGGCCCAGCGCCCGCATCATGGCCGTGGCGGCCAGGGGCGTCAGCGCCTCGGCCGGCAGGCCCTGGGGCCGGTCGGGCGTCCGGTCGGGCTGGCTTTCGGAGGATGGCGTGGTCTTCGACACACACCCCGGGCCCCGCCGTCGGGCGGGCCCGGAGGAGAACAAGAGAGAGAATGCAATGTGTTCAATGCCCGGGCCGTCACGCAAAGTTAGAAACCAGGATCGGGCCGTCGGGAAGGCTGGCACCCCGAGATAACCTTCATGCCAGGCATCGCGTCGGCGATGGTCAGGGCCAGGCCGTCCACCGCGTCACCGCGCACCTTGTCGATCGCGCCGGCAAACGGAACAATCTCGACGCGGGCCTCGTCCACATTGGGGAAGACCGCGCAAGGCACATCAAAGAGTGTGTCGACGCCAACAAACACCGGGGTCCGCAGCGTGACCATCTCCGGGATGCCCGCCCCATCCTCGCCCGTGGCCATCTCGCGCCGCGTGCTCCGGCTGATCACGGCCCTGCCGTGCGACACCTCGACATCACCATCATCTCCGCGTCGCATCTTGATGTTGGTGATCGTGCGGAGAAGGTCCAGGCTCACACCACGATCGTCCTCCGCACCCGGCCGATAGAAGTGCACGCGCAGCGCGTGGGCCAGCAGCGGCGTGGAGAGCGTCGCAAGCAGGCCCTTGGCCAGCAGCCCGAACGTGTCGCACGTCGGCAGCACCAGCCGGGCCCTGCTGCTGCCGGGCTGGACGTCCGCGTCGCCGTCCTTGTCTCCGGTCGGCATGTCGTCCAGCACGGCGTCGACGCCGCGATCGTGCACGTACACGACGGTGCGTTTCTCGTCGCCAAAGGATCGCAGCAGCCCGATCAGCCCGCCAAGGCTCTGGGCCTCGTGCAGCCGGGGGAAAGGGTACGCCTCGGTCACCCACTCGCCGGTCGCACGGTTGTACAGGATCGACACCTCTGGCCTGTGCTTGTGCGGCCGGACAACCTCGACGCCCCCGGCGTTGCGGACCAGCCGCTCGATCTCCTGGATCGCCCCCACGTCCCTGTTCACGGTCTTCAGCTCCATGATCTGTGCTCCTGTGTGCGTGTGCCTGTTCGAAAGACGCGTTCTTACTTCGTGCTGTCATCGAGCGTCATCTGGTCGGGCGCGTCCGGGCTCGCGCCGTTGAACAGAGCCAGCCCCCGCGCCGGGTCCTGGATGCGCCCGGTGACCACGCGCCCGGGGCTGGCCGGGTGTGTGGCGCTGTGCCCGATCTCGCACGTCAGATGCACGTCCCCGTGGTACTCCTCGGGGATGAGCTCGATCGTGACCGTGACCTTGCGGGCCTTGGGCAGCCCGCTCCGCTCGTAGCAGTCCTTCACCGCCTCGCGGATGGCCCGGTCGATGTCCATCACCTTGGGCGGGTCGATCTCGCCCAGCGTCGCCATCGAGATTCTCGTCAAAGCCATGCCTCAACTCCTTTCGTGCGTGTTACGTCCACCGGCGTTGCCCCGTGCTCTCGGGCGCCGCAGCATCTTCGTGGGCAGGCTGCGACGGGCTCTTCGCGGCAGAGGCCTCGGCGAGCATCTGGCGGACCAGATCCTGGGCCTGCTTCGTGAGCCGCAGGCACTCGTCGGCCACGTCGAGCATCTGGCGGACCAGATCCTGGGCCTGCTTCGTGAGCCGCAGGCACTCGTCGGCCGCGGCGTGCCGCCGCTCGGCCTCTTCCACCGCCTCGTTGGCGGCTCTTCGGGTGTGTTCGGCGAGCTCCCGATCGATCTTGGCGACCATCGGATCGGCGAGTGCCCGGCGCAGCTGGGCCCGCAATCGGTTGTTGGTGTACAGCTCCCACACGTACATGCCGACACACGCGGCCACAAACACCCCGCCCACCACGCCCATCCAGTCCGGCTCGATCATGACGCCACCTCCCCGTGCTCCCCGTGCTGCCCGTGCTCCCCGTGCTGCCCGTCCACGCCGTCGGTGCGGTCCGTGCGGCCCTCACATCCAGGTCCGACCGGCTCCCACCATCGATTCACGCGCCGCACGCGCAATCCCTCCATCCGGGCCAGGCTCTGGTACGCGGTGCTCACCGCCACGCGGGCCCGCTCGGCCACCGCCGCCGCGCCCGCGGGCCCACCGAGCTCGCCCACCAGCTCGGCCAGTGCCCGGCACACCGCGCCGTCGGTCCGCTCACGCCGCCGGTCCGGCCGCCCATCGCCCGGCTCACGCCCCCTGGCCCGGTCCTGCCGCACCGCCCTGCTGGTCACCACGTCCCCGCCCGCTCGCTGTGTCACGCCGCTCCCTCCTGTGCATCATCCGACGGGGCCGCCCCGGCGCCGTCGATGCCCTGTGTTCCGCCCACCCTGCGCCGGGCCTCGTGGGCCTCGCGCAGCCCGCGTCTGGTCAGCGCGAGGCCGACCGTGCGCCCGTTCCGGTGCTTGCTCACCAGCCCGTCCCGCTGCATCTGGGTCGTCCGGCTGCACAGGCTGGTGTACCCAATGGGAATGCCCATCCGCGTCAGCCGCTCGGTCAGGTCGTGCATCGTCACCCGCCCGGCGTCCAAGAGCCCCAGCAGGACGCGGTCCCGCTGGGTGGGGAGGCCGCGCTCACGCGTGTCGGCCCGACGGGCCGCGGCCTCGACGCCGCGTCCGTGCGACAGACAACGATCCGGGTCCACCACCACGCGTCCCCCGACGGCCAGCAGGCACGCCAGCGCCGGGGTCTGCGGCGGCGGCGTGGCGACGATCCACGGCTCGGGCGCGCGGCCCAGGCCAGCGTCCCGGGCCGCCGCGTGCGCACGCGCCAGGATCTGCATCTCTTGGGCGTAGGAGACCCGGTCCATGCCGCAGCGCTCGACCATGTCGAGCAGCTCCCCAGCGAGCTCCTCGCGGTCCTGCGCGCTGTCCTTGGCTCCGTGCGTCGTCACGCCACACCCCCGTCCCGCGCGGCCACAGCACCCACGTGCTCGGCCGCCCGACGCGCGCACAGCCGCTCGAACCCATCGACGTCCGCCGCGAGCAGCCCCAGCCGCTCTGCCGCCGGGCCCCACGCCTTGCCCTCCCCGTCGCCGGGCTTGGCCTCTCGCACGGTGATCACGTGCAGCGTGACACGCCCCTGACCGCCCTTGTTCGCGCCCGTCAGCCGGTTGAGCATCCACGCCAGGCCGTCGTGGTGCACCACGTAGGTGCCCCGCTCGCGCATGGCGGTGCCGTGCCGGATCGCGCGGGCCAGGCCCACACCGGCCCAGCTGGCGATACCCAGGCGTGCCCCGGCGCCGGGCGGTGTCGGCGGCCACCGGGCGGCGTCCCAGCGGGCGTACAGCCGCGTGCTCACGCGGTCCATCGCGTGCAGGCTCATGCTCAGGCTGATCGGGGCCGCCTCACCGCTCACACGCCATCTCCTTCACCCATTGCCGATTGCCCATTGCCGATTGCCCATTGCCGATTGCCCATTGCCGATTGCCCATTGCCCATTGCCGATTGCCCATTGCCGATTGCCCATTGCCTTATCCGAC